TGTGCCTACTCTAAAATCTAATCCTACTCCTATACCCGGTGATGCTATTGCTGTTAAAAAAATCACAAAATCTTTAGCTTGTCCATTATTAACAAATTTAGGATTTATTTGATCAAGTAAATTCATTGCTTCTTTTACATCATCATCATACCAACCTAAACCAGTATTTTCTTGTTTTAATTGATAGTTAATTTCTGAAACACTATTATCTACTATTTTAGTTATATCTTTAGGATTGTTTAAATCTAATTTATTACCTTGATCAAAATAATTCATAATATCATTAACTAAAACTTTATTGTTTTTACCTGTACCTACTATAGGGTTTTTATCTGTTTGTATTAAATCTATACCATTAGATACTTTATCTTTTAGTCTTAAAGGTATATTGGTAGAACCTAGTGTACTGTCATCTATTTCTATACGCTTTACAGTATCCACTACTTTTTTACTTGTTGCTATTGCTGCTGTACCAAGAATGCCAAGTCCTTTAGTTAATGTTTTCCAAGGTAATACTTTTGCACTAGCTATAACACCTTCAACTAATGCTCCGAGTACAGCCCCTTCATTTGCAGTTTTAAGTCTTTTAAGTTCATCACTGTTTGGATCTTGTTTTTCTAAAATAGATAAAACTGTATCTGTTAATTCTGACTTTTCATCTTCATCTAAATCTAAAATAAATTTTCTAATTAATGGTGCTACTATTTCAGGACTATCAGGATCTATAACAGTAGCGTCAGCAATCATACCCCAAGCCATTCCTCGTACTGCTGCACTAGGTGCAAATAACCCATACATACCTTTTGTAAGTCCTACAACTTTTGCTGCTGGTACTGCACCAGTTGCAAACTCTGATATACCTTCCATAATAGAACTATAAATTTGATTAGTATATTTCCTTTCAATATTTGCAGTAGAACCTCTAGCAAATTCTGGCATAAGTTTTCATCAAACCATGAAAGACCTGCTTGTATATTTTTTGTAGCTGTTTCTTTATCAAGACCGGGATAATTAAAGTCAGGATTATCTGTAATCTTTTGTCCAAGAAAATCTGCTAAATTATCTGGAGCTGCAGCAACCTCTGCAATAAAATTATTAAAGTTAGTTCCTGCTTTTTCTGCACCAGTAGACATAGATTGCACTGTATCTAAACCAAAATCTTTTGCTCTATCTGTTACAGTTCTATCTTGTTGATTTAGTTTTTGACCATCTGCATTAATAATGTTTTTAACTTTGTTTACTCTTAATTGATGACTTGCACCATCTGGATCTGATGGGTAAATATTAAACCAGTTTTTTTCTTTTGCTATTTTTTGTAACTCTTGTTCGCTTTCTATTTTTCTACCATCTACATAACCCGGTACTGCGTAGATAGGACTAGCAGGATCATCTGGATTTCTAATACCATTTATATAAATAGTTGTTGGTTCGTTTATTCCTTCTTGGTTTTTTTCATACAATACATTGTTATTTTTTATAGTGTCTTGATGATATTTAATTAATGTATTATCTCCTGAGTTAAAATCATCTGGTATAGGAGTAAAATCAAAATCCTTTTTTTCTGCAAGAGGTAATTCTACAGTTATCTCAACACCATTGTTGGTATTATCTTGTACTTGGTTTTTTAATAAATTAGCTTCAGCAAAATAATTATAATTATCATACTTATCTAATAGTGTATCAAATACTGGATCTGTCATTAATTTATCTCGCTTACCATTTTTAAACTCTTAAAAATATCTATGTAATTTTTTATTTTGGTATTTAAAGTTGTATTATTTTGTGGGGCAACATCTTGTAATAATTTTGTTAAACTTTCTATAGGTGCATTTTTGTCAATTTTAAAACCATCTTTTATAAATTTATTTGTATTTAATCTTTTTTGTGTATTAATAATTTCTTGTTTAAAAACATCATCAAAAGTAGGAATTTTATCTTGTAAATATTCTTTTCTAATAGTTTGAATTTTATTTTTTAATTGATCATCTGATGGGTTAGTTTCTAAAAATTGATAATACTCATCAATATAAGGCTCTGCCATAGCTGTTAATTTTGATAAAATTGATGGCTCAAATATTTTATCAGCTACTTCAGTTTGTTGCATTAATACTTTAATTCTTTTCAAACCAAAAGATCCAGATTTACTTAATTCTGTAGTTAATAATCCTCTATATTTTTCATATGTTACCTCTGTTAGTTTATTTCTATTTTCTAATAAAATACTTCTACTCATAGTTGTATCTAAGGTAGTGTTAAATTCACTAACAAATACTGGGTCATCTTTTTCCGCATAAGACATGACATTTGTAGTGCCGTCACTACCTATATTTATTTCTTTTTCATAATCATCTTTTTCTTTTTCGCTATCAAAACCATTCATTTCTATTAACAAATTATATATTCTAGTTTTCTCTTCAATATCATTTGAGTTGTATGCTTCTTTTTTTAATACCTTTATTTTTTGAGTTTCTTCTTTAAGTTTTTTTCTGATTGTATTTTTTTTAAATCTTCTACTTTCTTAGCTTTGTTATTTGCAAATGTTACTATTTTTTCTTTTTTGCTCTGGATTTAATTTTAAATAGTATTTATTAAACATAAGATCTTCATAAGTATTATCCTCTACATCTTCTGCTATCGCATAAGCATCATCTGTAGCATTCATCATGCTATCTAAAGAACCTTTAGCTATATCATAATTAAGTTGAGCTACTTTATTATTAGCTGTAACTTCATCAATTAATAGTGCTTCTTTAGCAATGTTAATTTCTGCAAGTGCGTTTTTACCTTCTTGTATTCTATCGTTTATATCTGCACCTGCATCTCCTGCAATACTTACATCTTGTCCTATTCTTATATCTAAATTAGCTTTTCCAAGTTCTATTTTTTTTACAATATTAACATCTAAAAATTTATGTTTTCTTTTTATCGAATAATCTAAACCTAGTATTCCAAATCTTTGTTGTGCTAATTTATTACCGTCTAAACTTTTTACTTTGTTTTGAAAAATTCTATTAATACCATCTGGTACTGCTGTATGTGCAACAGTAGGATCATTGTTTTCTTGAGTATTTATAAATGTTTCAACTTCATCTGTTAAAGATAATAATGTAGCAGTAGCTAAATTTTCAGCGTCTAATTTTTTAGAAGCATTGTCCGCTCTTACTTTATTTGCTCCCATATCAAAAACAGCTTTACCAATACCTGTTGCCGCTGCTCCTAACTGTGCAAATATACCAGTGTTAATTTGAGCGGTCATAGGTCTTGCCCCTGTTTCATCTGTTCTATTTACTTGATTTTCGTATAATTGTACTTTCATAATTACCTATTACTTCATTGATAGAATTGCACCAGTATTTGTTAGTAATGTTCCAGCAGCTTGATATCTAGATATTTTTTCTGCTGCTCTACCTTCCATTCTTTGTAGCTCACTTTGTAACCTTAAATTAGTTGCGTTCTCTTTTGCTTTTTGTTGTTGAACTCTAGAGTTATAATTTTGCACTTCTATGTCTTGTTCAAAACGTAGAGCATTTTGCAATAATTTTTTTAATGGAGTACCAGTTGATGCAGCCCAACCTTGACCTCTATACAACATTTGTGTTTTATCATTTAAATCTTTAAATTTTACTCGGTCTTGTAATACTTTAATATTGTTTTGTCTTTCAATATTTTCTGCTGCGATGTCCATAGCATCAGCGTTTCTATCTCTAATACTAGCATTATAATCAGCAGCTTTTTTTGCTGCCTTACCTGCTGCTAATTGTCCTGATACAGTTAAAGCTGTACCGGCTATCATCATGGTAGTACCCATTTACTTTACCTTTCCCATTATTAAATAGTCTGCCCCTTCTGGGCCAAACTTTTTCATTAAACCTTCTTTTTTAAAACCTAAAAAACTTGCAAAGCGTACTGCCTTTTTCCAGTCTGCTTTGACACTTGCGTGTATTCTTGTATAAGGTGATTTGTTCATAATATCTTTAGTAGTCTCTACAACAAATTTTACTTTTGTTTGTATTTTGTCTGATCCTATAAACCAAACTTCTGCAACACCTTCCCACATATCTATAAAACCACCCGAGCAAATAATGTGTCCATGTTCTACAATAGTCCAGGAATCATGATCTGCTGCTCTTTGTATATAATGTTCCCAATTATGTTCTGGTGTCATTGTTCCTACGCTTAACTTTCCCTCTAGTACTAATTCTTTAGCGTGTTCAGGTATAAACTTTATTAACCTCAACTGAAATCCTGTATCACTACTCTTGGATATATACCAACTATTGTCATGGGTAGTGGTTGTGTTTGTCTTACAACTATACTACCTTCTGTATCCCAACTAGATGCACTCTCAATAGTTTTATCTCCTGTAAATAATGGAACAGCATTATCAGTATTATCACTACTATCTCTAAAAGGTATTACATCAACATTGCTAATACTTGTTCCTACACTAGCACCAACAGTTCTAAAAAAACGTACTGTTACAGAATGGATTTTTTTAATCTTTGCTTGTGCTGTAGCACTTGCAGATCCACTTTCTAATCGCACTGTTTTTAACGTAGAAGTATACGCTAATCCTACATGAGCTTTTGTAGTAGAACGATCCATAGAGATTGCTCCGCTAGATACTGTTTTATCTGGATGAGCTGATCCCTCTTCTAAAATACTAACTGCTTGTCCTTCTAAATGTTCTAAGCCAGATAAAGACGATGTACTAGTTCCTGAATATGTTAAGGCACTATCTACAAAAAAAGCATCTTGTACATCTGAACCAAAATCAATATTAGCTAACACTTCAACATATCTTCTAGTTACACCATTTATAGTTCTTTTAACAACCATGTATAAATTGTCTTGGTTTAGATCTCCGGGTATAACTGCTAAGTTTTCTACAACTGCAATTCCTTCATCTGTACTTGCTAGTCGAACTGTGTCTGTAGTAACTATCGTTAAAAAACCAGTAGAGCCATGCGAAGTTTCTGTGACGGTAACCACATTAGAACTAACGGTTGCTGTTAAATTACTTTGACCATCTATAATTGTTTTTAAATTACTAGCACTTGTATTATTGTTTGTTGCAACTTGAAAGTTTGTTCCGCTTCCTGTAGATGCAGTAGAAGTAAAAGTTGTTGTCGTACCGGCTGAGTCTGTAATTTTAATTGTCGTGCCTGCACTAATGTTATCGTAATCTGTTAATGTAATAGTAGCTATTCCAAACCTGCCACCTACTTTATGTTGATGCCATGCAACTACTTGTTCTTCTCTTCGGTAAGTCATTCCAACTAAACGACCATTACCTGTACAAGCCCATACAATACTAAAGGGTTCTTGTTGGTATGCTAGTTCTACAATTCCATCTTCGGTTACATGATCTGCAAGGATCGTTAGATCAACAGCTTGATACGCATCGGTATCATACACATACCCTAACTCTCTTAATTTTCTTTTAGCTCTTTGTACAAATAATGTATATGAGCCTGCTTGTATTGGTTGTATATCAGCAGAACCATAGGTTGCTTGTTGTTTAATCTGTACATTCGTAGGTGTAATTGGCTCGTCTGTACCAGATGCTCTGACAACAAATTCTCCCCCTGTCGTGCCTACAACTAAACTTCTAGCAGATGCTAAATATAATATTCTATTAACTTGATTACTACCAATCGTATAGTTCATAGCAGAACTATCGCTAGTAGAATCTGTCATGTTTTCAAAGTCACCAGCTACACTAAAAAAAACTGATTGTGGTTGACTGGTTGTGGCTGCAAATACTAAACGCTGTTCATAAAAAGCACAGGCTCTTGGATGACCTGTAGTAGTCGAGAAAGCTCCTAACGACCAATCTGTAGTAGCAATTAATTTTCCTACTAAAGTAATCGTAGGACTAGCACTTTCTGCTACAACATCATCAACCGGCACTAGTGTTATTTCATCACTAGTTACTTTAACTATTTCATAGTCTTTATTGTTTGCACCACTAGATACAACTGAACCGCTTGCAGTTATAATCATACCTTCGGTAAAACCTTCTTCTACAAATTGCTTGGCACTATCTCTTATAAAATCATTGTGTGATGATCCTGTACTACTTGGATCTCCCTCTACAAAACTTATAGTATCACTTGCATAGCTTGGTAGTATTTCTGCTATTCCTAATTCATCTGTTCCCACTGTTCCCACTACAACAGTTGCACTGGTAAACGCAGTTATTTTTACATAACCATTATATATTTTTACAAACCTACCAACATCAGTACTAACAAATGTACTAGTCGATGCAGTTAAAGTACAACTACTTCCAGATCGTGCATCAGCAGTAATTGTAGTAGTCGTAGAATTTTCATCTAAGTACGGGCCATTAATAAAAGTAACATCGGTTAATGTCCAAGCTGTATCACTAGTTCTAGATATTTTTCGTACAGGATGGTCACTTTGCGTAATATACATAACATCGGCAGACTGGGTNACNTTNANTTCTGGTATCTGTGCTGTCGTGTAAGTCGTTACTACTTCTACTATTTTACTAGCAGTTCCCGCAGATCCATAGGTAGTAAATGCAGAACTATTTATATTTGTTCCATCAACATCCGTTAATTGAAATGTGTTTGTTGTTTTACCTGCTACAATTCCTGTAACACCATTAAGCTCTGTCATTCCTACCACGCCACTTATAATGACATGATCACCATTGCTAAAGCCATGTGAGTTTGCAGTAATTACAACTGGGTTTGCTTTGGTTGCAGCTGATATAGTTTTACCTGTTTCAGTTACAATTCCTCCATCTTTGTATACTCTAAAATAATTATTACCAAATTCTAAAACATAAGTATTAGCAGTCGTAGTATTAAATTCAAACGGTATTAATCGTGCTGCACTAGCACTAGATTTTACTTCATGTATAAATTGTGTACCCGGTCTCCTAGCAGCTCCTCCTGCTGGATAGACTACAAAGTTTTCTAAAGTCTTTGCTCCATTAAAATATCTTGTTAGATCTGTACGACCATCTAACCTGTCGGATATTTCTCCTGCTGTCCAGTTAGTGTATTTAGGACTTTGATAAGACATTAGTATCTCGCATTAATAAATGTATCAGCTTGTAATGATCCTAAATCTGCTCCGTTACCTCCCGGCATACCCTCTGTGGCATCCACAAATCTTGCTTCTTTTAGTTTAGCTTCATACAAAGCATACATAGTTGATACTAAACTATTATTGTTTGTAATGGAGTAAGCACAATCTGCCGCTAATCTTGCAGACATGGTTTCTATTAATAATGTGTCGTATTCATTAGGATCAGTAATACGAGCAACATATTTTATTTTCATCGTAGAATTACCAGATACAATCGTTCTGCCTTCTACTTTATAATCGGTGTCTAAATCTTCTATTCTTAAAACTCTTAAACAATATGGATCGGTAGGTAAGTTATAACTATAAGTATATTCCCAAGTAGGAGCGGTAGTATTTTGTGCTAACACTGCTCTTCGTACTAAACAATTCCAAGGGTGTGATCTAAATACAGAATCTCTAATAAACGTATATCGTTGGTTCATAATTCTTGCAGGTACACTATCCTCAGTTAAAGAGTTAATAGTAGATGCACCTATATTGTTGAGTGCGGAGTTACATATATCTACTTCTGATGCCATAATATTTCCTTTTAAAAAGAGGGGCTGCTAACGCTAACCCCCCTTAGTTTAATAAGCTGTTAATCTATAACGTAGGTTATAACAAAACCTATAGTTCCGCCTTGGTCTCCAGCAGCGTCATGTTTCAAACCAATATAGTATAGGCCTCCGGGATCAGAACTCTGTCCCCCATCTTCCCACACGCGTTGCCCAGTTTTATCAATGTCTCTAGCTTCAAATGCCATCTCAGTTCCCGGAGCTGCTACTGCACCTCTAAGTGCTGTTGATGCACTTGCATAAGCATCATCATCAATCGCCGTAACGGTTGTTGAATCAGAATACAAACCAACATCAGTAGTAATAGTCGTACCACTATCAATGTCATCATGATAAAGCTTGATCGATACAACAGATGCTCCTGTTGGAATTGGTGCAAGCATAATGGTGTCTCCGCCTGTGAAGTCACCAGCTACACACTCAACAATTCCTTGAGCGATCTTCATTGTACCACCTAGTTGATAAACAGGAGACTTCACTTGAGGTGAAGCCTGTAGATTGCTTATTAGCGTTCCATTTTTATTAGCCATTATTCAATCCCCCTATTCATTACAAGCTATTTCAACTACAGATGTTTCCTGCATTCGAGTAGCACCGATATCCATACAATAGTACACTTGAGTACTAAATGATTTATCAGCTCGCTCTTCGATCCTTGCAGTCACGTCTTTACCAACGCCAAGTTTAATTGCATCTTCTGTGAAGGCAATAACCTGTCGACTAGTTCCATCTGAAGTCAAACGGTTTGATGTTAAAAATTTAAAACCAACAAATGTGTCGACCTCTCCTTGTACTAAAGCTCTTACAGTATTGAAGTCAGCACTGGTAACAGCAGTAATATTTAAAAGATCTTCAATCTGTTCAGGAGATACAACGATATATCTCTGAAGAGATGGGTCTATGTCCGCTTCATCTAGTAACTTCTTAGCTGTTACTAGTTTAGCTTGTGTTAAACCCGCACTACCATGAGCAATTTTTTGCCCGGCAGGTAATGCTGTTGATGTTGATCCTGTGACACCGGTAGATGCTGATCCAAGAGCTGCTGATATAATTACATCATCCATGGATCTTCCCATAGCTGCTGCTGCGGCTCTAGCATAATTGCTAGTTGGATCTGATAACATTCTAATCTTATCGCTGTCATCGATTAAGTCGGCCCATTCATAAGAAGCAGTAGTTAGCATTCTTCGTGCATGGGGTGTTTCCATCAATGGTGTATCACCATGTCTGCTTGTTTTTACTTGAGCAGAGGCTTTACCAATTTGATCGAAAAAAGCTTTTTCCCCAGTTATGCTCTCTGTGTCTACTGCTGGTCTGAGAATAGATCCCATTTGTTGACTTAGCATAGTCACGTTTGAACTAAACTGTTGGACAAAACTTGTTGTGATTTGTGTACTCACAAACATTCTCCATTAGTTATTATTAAAAAAAAATCAAACGAACTGTTACCCTGTAAACAGGACACTTCTCTATTTAAGGTTAGTCACCTTTAGTTGTCGGAACTACCGGTAAGGGCTTTCGCTTATCTTACTATCATACATTGCTGCATAAATTCTATTGCTCGTCTGGGTACATATACTCCATTAAACGAGACACCTCTTCTACAGTACGCTGATGATCAACATGAGATTTATTCCAGTATGGCCCTTTGTCTCTAGGGTCACCTCTTAATTTAGCGATCTCTGCTTCTGCGTCTGCCGGTGTAAATTCTTGTGGTTGTCTATCTCCTACAATTTTATCTTCACCTATTTTATCTTTAATATACGATCCGATATTTGCTAGTGTTTTAACAAACTCCGGGTGGTTGCCTAATGGTATACCGTCTTGCGTTACCATTGCATCAAACCCCTCTGGAGCAAATTGTGTTAAGATATTTTTAGCATCTCCTATCTTTTGATCAAACGCTTTACCCCATTCTTTTTTTAAGGATAATTCCGCTTCACTCTTTTTAACTTCTATTGCCTCTACAGATGGAGGAGCATTCGCTGCTTCTGCCTCTGCTGTACGTTCTAGATACGCTTTAAATATTTTATTAGCTTGGGTATTATTTAATCCAGCTTCGTGAGCTATACCCTTATACCAACCCTCTATATCTTTATCGACAGCAACTCCATTTTCTTTTTGCAGTTCATACTTTTCTGCTGCTTCAGGTTTACCTAATTTAGTATAGACATTATCCCAATCTGTATCGTTAGCCCATTTTCCCGGGATCACAACTTTATCAGCCCCAATCATGCTCTGACTATGAATAGCTGTCTTGGCTAATGTTTCTACATTATCGATATTTGATATTAATTGATGGTCTTGGATATCTTGTGGTAAGCTTGCTTTCCAATCTCCAGACGTTGCCTGCCCAGTTTCTACTGGAGCTTCCGCTACCTGTTGTTCTTCAGCCATATATTATTCTCCTTTTGCTATATCTTGTAATGGTTTATAATCTTCTAGTTGTCGTAGGATATACATAAACATTCCTCTACCGCCCTGATTGTATGCACTAGTATCAGGTTCGGATCTGACAAATGTTTCTCTGTCGTAAAATCGTTCTCTTAAATCTTGAAGGACTTTTTTACCTTCATCACTATTAAAAATAACTTTATAATTTTCGTGCATTACATTAACGCTTTCACAGCAGGAGCAGCTTTACCTGCCGCCTCAGCAGTTGCCATTGCTTCTTGTTGTTCTGCCATTTGCTGTTGTTGTTGTTGCCTTTCTTGTCGCTCTTGAGCTACTTGCTGATCAGACTTTACTGTAGAAGCAGGCACACCTAATATATTAATAACGTACTTAGCTAACCCATCCATATCAACAAAATCAAATACTTGTGGATTGACTTGGGATAGTGGAGCTAACATCTCAAATAATCGCATAGCCGATTGTACATCTCCCATTCTTTGAGCTTTTGCTAATGGTGATACATATTCAATATCTACATCCATGTTTGCTAAAAACTCTGGTGGTGGTGCAAAAGACTTTCTTCTAATCAATATATTATAACAACGCTCTATTAAAGGTTGTAGTAGTTCTGCTTGTAATCTTCCTAAGACCGGGCCAAGTAATCGCATCTTCTCTTCTGTTCTTTGTATTACTTCGGTCGCTGTCATCTGTGGGCCTTGCGATAGGATCAACTGATCTACATAAAAAGCAGAACGGATTGCATTTCTTCGCTGCTCTTCCATGTTCAAGCCTAAAGAGTTATTTGCTCCAATATTTAATGGTTCAATTCTATCTCTTGTTCCAGATCTATAGAAGTTTAAACCCCCGGGAACAGTTCTGATCGGCATCATAAAACCATCGTCAGGTAGCATAAGAGGCGGGTCTACCTGCTTTTGAGCAGAACGAATAGTCACCTCAGACATCTTACTTAACATTTTAGTATCGCTGAGGGCTGTCATTCCCGGAGATCTTCCATATCCTCTTTCAAAACTTGCCTTTAACCAACGTGGACAAGTAAAAGGAAGCTCATCAAAACCCCCTTCTTGAATTATAACTTTATCATGCGGATCAATATAGATACTAGCAAAGGGTTTATTACCTTTATCTTTACGAGTAACATCATACGTTTCCCTTGGAAACACTGCGTGTAATACTTCTATCTCTTCGTAGGGAGACATCTTAGCTTTGTTTAATAAACGAGTTGGTAAATTTTCTTCGCCAAACATAGTTCGCATAGCAACACAGGTCATCTTAAATTTTCTATATACTGTATCTACTCTACCCTTTGCATCTTCTGCTAAATAACATTCTCCAATATGCCTTGAAGAAAAACGAATGTCGGTTTCGTCATCTTCTTCAATCATTAATACACCTGTACCAAATACCACTAGGTCTGAGTATAATTCGTGTACTGCTTCTGCAAAGTTAGAACGGTGAAATGCAGAGTACATGACATCGGTAACACCCTCTAGCCATTCCTTTGCCTCATCATCCCCATCTAGTTCTCGATCTTTAAAACGTAAACTAAACCAATTACTAGAAGGATTAGTCAGCATACCATGTAGGGAAGCTGCTAACATTTCTGCTGCATGAATAGCTGTACCATCAAAGACTAACTCAGATCGTTTATCCCCGGCAGTTCGCTTCTTAGTAATGTCTGCTTTTCTAGGAGATATAAAGTCAGCAAGATCCTGCCAGTGCGACTCCCAATTTGTTCTCTGATTTTCTAAAGTTTTAAACTGGTTTAATATTGCTACTGCTCTTTTATCATCTGCCATACTATCCACCTAATAAAGTTTTAACAGAGTTGCTTTCCCCTGTAGCGGTTAAGCCTTGTGTGCCTGTAAGAATGGTTGCCTTTTCTCCAGATACTCTTCTTTTCTTTCTATATTCCGGGCTATCGTCTGATGGTCTTATTGCTGCCCTAGGTTGTACTACTGGTGCAGGTTGTTGCACTGAAGCTGCCGCTTTACCCGGCCCACTACTAAAAAATCCTCCCATAATCTATCCTAACAATGTTGGGTTATACGTGTTATCTTCTTCATTCATTAATCCTGAGCTACCTGTTAATATAGTTGCCTGTAC